TGTTGCTGCCTCAAGGTGTTGACATGGCTGCTCGTGCTGTGCATAACGGTATCAGCTTGCGCGTTGTTCGTCAGTACGACATCAACAACGACCGTATGCCTTGCCGTATCGACGTTCTGTATGGCTACAGCACGATTCGTCCTCAAATGGCGGCTCGTATCTGGGGCTAAATTGGATGGGGCTTCGGCCCCTCCTTCGTAACATCTTTTAAAGGAAATTATCATGGCTCTCCCTAATGGCGCAGGCGGTTACCAAGTTGGTGACGGCAATATCAATGAGATGCAGATTGAAACTCAAGCTACCCCAGCAACGGCAACTGTCTCGGCAACGCTGACAACTGCTCAACTGCTGAACGGTATCATCTTGGGTACTCCCACCACCACCGCAGCAGCCTACACGCTGCCGTTGGCTACTGACCTGGACGCAGCCTTGTCCAGCGCCAAAGTCAACAGCAGCTTTGACTTTGTTGTGGTGAACACCAATGGTTCTGGTAGCGGCGTGATCACGATCACCACCAACACCGGCTGGACTATTGGTTCGTCTGGCTCACAAGGCTTGATGACTGTTACGACTGCTGGTACGGCCCAATCGTATCGTGCAGTTAAGACTGGTGACGGTACTTGGTCTTTGTACCGCATTGCCTAAACCAAATGGGGGCTTCGGCCCCTGTTTTTAAAGGAATCAATATGGCAAACACTAAAGCTGTTGGCGTTGCTTACGCCGATCCTGCACTGGATAGCGCTCAATACACGCTATACACTGTTGCTCAACTCCCAGCCGCATCTACTGCTTTGGCAGGAACTCGTGCTGCTGTAAGCAATTCCAATGCTGCGTACACCGCAGGTATTGGGGCTACTGTTGCTGGTGGAGGCTCCTACGTGGTGCCTGTATTCTGCAATGGCGCTGCTTGGCTTATCGGCTAAATAAAAGGGAGCTTCGGCTCCCTTTTTGAGTATGAACATCTATTTAATGCACCCCATCCACGGTCGTAAAGTTGCTACTATGGAGCAAGAGGCCGAAGCAGATGAGTCTAACGGCTGGTCGCGGTACAATCCCGATATGCCCGCTCCAGCCTCTGATACTGAGATTGAAGTAACAATGAATGCGCTAGGCATCAAGCGCAAATACACGCGCAAGGTTGCAACTGAGGAAATCTGAACATGACATCTGCTATCTATACAGCGGGCGACCAGATAAATCGGGCACTTCGATTGTTGGGCGTTCTTGCCGAAGGTGAAACACCATCAGCCGCCACATCGCAAGATGCGCTAGTTGCACTAAATCAAATGATTGACTCTTGGAATACCGAGCGTCTTTCCACCTTTGTCACGCAAGATCAGGTTTACATTTGGCCTGCTGGTTTAATTTCCCGCACACTTGGCCCATCCGGTGATTTTGTTGGCAATCGCCCTGTCTTGATAGACGATGCTACCTACTACCGTGATCCGGGCACCAATGTGTCCTTCGGTATTAAATTTATCAATCAGCAGCAATACGATGGTATTGCAGTCAAAACTGTGACTAGCACCTATCCGCAAGTTTGCTGGATAAATATGGGCTATCCTGATGTCACATTGACCATTTACCCACGCCCAACACGGGACTTGGAATGGCATTTTGTGTCTGTACAAGAGCTGGATCGACCTGCTGATCTAGCAACACCGATTTTGTTCCCACCGGGTTATCTGCGCGCTTTCACGTACAACTTGGCAATGGAGTTTGCGCCTGAATTTGGCGTAGAGCCTAGCCCACAGGTGTCTCGAATTGCCATGACCAGCAAGCGCGATCTGAAGCGCATCAACAATCCAGATGACATCATGAGCCTGCCGTATGCACTGGTTGCAACTCGTCAGCGGTTCAACATCTACGCCGGTAACTATTAATGCAAACGCCAATACTCGGAGCCTCTTATGTTGCCCGCAGTATCAATGCTGCGGATAACCGCATGGTCAATCTGTTTCCAGAAGCTATCCCCGATGGGGGTAAGACTGCTGGGTTCTTGAACCGCGCACCAGGTTTGGAGTTCCTGCAAACTGTGGGCACCGGCCCTATTCGAGCATTGTGGGCACACCAAACCAATGGCAGCGATTTCTACGTAGTCTCTGGCACTGAGGTCTACAAGCTCACCAGCTTGACCGCCACACCTATCAAGATCGGAAATGTGTCCGGAACCGGCCCTGTCTCAATTGCAGACAATGGTGCAGTGCTGTTTTTTGCCTGTAATGGCCCAAGCTACACTTATTATGAGCCCACTGGGGCGTTTGACCAGATTACTGATGTCAATTTCCCTGGCGCCGTGACCGTAGCCTACTTGGATACTCAGTTCATTTTCAATGAGCCCAATAGTCAGCGAATCTGGAGTGTGGACACCATAAACCCAGCAAATGGGGATTACATCTATCCTCTGGTGTTTAACTCTTTGTTTTTCTCCAGTGCCGATGGTTCACCCGATGGCGTAGTGGCAATCAATTCAGATCACCGGCAACTGTGGGTGTTTGGCACTGACTCGACTGAGGTCTGGTACAACGCTGGCCTTGCCAACTTTCCATTAACGCCCATTCAGGGCGCTTTTAACGAGATTGGTTGTGTAGCCCCTTACTCAGTCTCCAAGCTCGATAACACCCTGTTCTGGCTTGGCACAGACGCCCGTGGACAAGGTATCGTCTACAAGGCCAACGGCTACGCTGGCGTCCGGGTATCTACCCATGCCATTGAGTACGCAATCGCACAATATGGCAATCTGGCTGATGCGCTGTCCTATACGTACCAGCAAGAAGGTCATGCTTTTTATGTGCTGACATTCCCATCGGCTAATGCCACTTGGGTCTACGATGTGTCTACGCAAGCCTGGCACGAGCGTGCTGGATTTAAGAACGGTGAGTTTATGCGTCACCGTAGCAATTGCCAGTGCAATTTTGGCGGCAATACTATCGTGGGCGACTTTGAGAACGGCAACATCTACAGGTTTGACCTAGACGTGTACGCCGACAATGGTGGCATTCAAAAATGGCTGCGATCATGGCGTGCATTGCCTACCGGCCAGAACAACCTCAAGCGCACCGCGCAGCACAGCTTGCAACTCGATTGCGAGACAGGTGTTGGTCTAAATGATGGTCAAGGGTCTAACCCAGAGGCCATGTTGCGCTGGTCTGATGATGGCGGTCATACCTGGTCAAATGAACACTGGCGTGAAATGGGTGCGATTGGTCAGTACGGCCATCGCACGATCTGGCGTCGGCTGGGCATGACCCAGAAGATTCGTGACCGAGTGTACGAAGTGTCTGGCACCGATCCCGTGAAGATTGCCATCATGGGCGCTGAATTGTTCATTTCACCGACTGCAAGCTGATGGCCGCAAACATCACGCAAATCCCTGCACCTCGCGTCCCATTGGTGGATGTGCAGACGAACACGGTTTCGCGTGAGTGGTTTATGTGGTTCAACAACATCTATACCATCACGGGCACTGGTACTGGCATTACAGCAGTAATCAATGGTGGTACTGGTCTGGGAACAATCCCGACTAATGGTCAGTTGCTTATTGGCAACGGTACAGGGTATTCATTGAACACCTTGTTCCCTAGCGCAGGCATTTCAGTATCCAACGGCTCTGGTTCTATCTCTATTGCCAACACAGGTGTTCTATCGAACATTGCAAGCACGGGAATCTCAGTATCCAGTGCAACAGGCAATGTAACGATCACCAATACACTGCCGGACAAAATCGTGGCGCTGACAGGTGCGGGTACAACTACAGTCACTGGTACTTACCCTAACTTTACGATCACCTCAAATGATGCGTATGTAGGCACTGTGACCAGTGTAGGGTTATCCCTACCTGCTGAGTTCACGATTAGCAACTCCCCTGTCACTACTGCTGGGACACTAACGGGTGTTTGGGCCAGCCAGACAGCCAAGTATTTCTTTGCAGCACCAAATGCCACCGCAGGCACACCATCGTTCAGGGCCATTGTGGCGTCTGACATTCCGGCACTAAGCTATGCACCACCCACCAGCGGTACAGCCATTCTGTATGGCAATGGCACAGGTGGTTTCAGCAGCGTGACGATTGGGTCGGGTGTCTCATTTGCTGCTGGGACGCTATCTGCAACTGGATCGGGTGGCACGGTAACGTCTGTCACTGCCACAGCTCCTGTTGCTTCTACTGGCGGTACGACTCCAGTTATCAGCATGCCTGCCGCAACTACATCAGTTAGCGGATACCTTACATCTACGGACTGGAATACGTTTAATGGCAAACAGCCTGCTGGAACGTATGTAAACTCAGTTAGCGGTACAACGGGTAGGATTACTTCTACAGGCGGCGTAACACCTGTTATAGACCTTGCTAGCGGCATTGCTACAGCAGGAACAACTGGTTCTTCTACGTTAATTCCCGTGGTAACCATTGATACCTATGGTCGTGTAACCAGCATTACAACTGCCGCCAATCCACAAGGCACGGTGACCTCGGTAACGGGTACTGCCCCAGTTGTTTCTTCTGGTGGTGCTACTCCAGCCATTTCAATGGCGGCTGCTACTACTTCAGTTAGCGGTTATTTAACTAGTACGGATTGGACTACGTTTAACAATAAGGGCTCTGGCTCGGTCACCAGCGTTAGCTTTACGGGTGGCATTATTTCGGTCGCTACGGGGACTACAACCCCAGCATTTACGGTGGCTGGCACAAGTGGTGGCATTCCTTATTTTGCAAGTGGCACAACTTGGGCATCCTCGGCTGCGTTGACTCAGTACGGCGTTGTTTACGGTGGTGGTGCTGGAGCTGCGCCTGTAGCTACGGCTGCGGGTACTACGGGCCAAGTGCTGACAGCTACAACAGGTGGCGCTCCTACATGGGCTGCCCCAGCCACTAGCGGCACGGTCACATCGGTGTCTGTGGTGTCGGCCAATGGTTTTACGGGTACTGTAGCTACGGCTACAACAACTCCAGCAATTACACTGACTACCAGCATTACTGGGCTGCTGAAGGGTAATGGCACGGCCATCTCGGCTGCTGTGGCGAATACAGACTATGTGCCCCTGTCCACAGTGCTGACTAAGACTGCTGACTATACAATCGCTAATACTGATACTTGGATCATCAACAACAAGACCGGATCGGCTTTGACGTTGACCTTCCCTGCTGCTTCAGCTTGGCCTGGTAGGTCGATTACGGTCAAGAATTTACAGGCTCAATTGGTAAACTCGGCATCTAGCAACATTGTGCCAATTGACAGTGCGACTGCCGGTACAGCTATTTTGTTGAATGTGGTTGGCAATTGGGCAATGTTGGTGTCAGACGGCACCAATTGGATTATTATGCACGCAGCAGCTAATAACTGCCTGTTACTGGAGTAAATTATGGGACTTTTTAATGATCCGGGCGGCTGGTTTAAAAGCGCAGTACAAGATGTTTCCAATGTTTTGGGAAGTGATTTGGGTAAAGTTACAGCCGCTGCCGCAGCTATTTACTTCGGTCTACCTTATCTACCTGGCGCGGAAGAACTTGCAACACTTGCTCCAGAAATGGTGCCTGGTGCAGTTGGCCCTGCTGGTGTAACAACTGAGGCCGCCTTAGCTTCTGGTGGTGCCGCCGGTGCTGCCGGTGCGGCTGATGTTGCTGGTGCTGCCGCCGGTGCTGGTGGAGCCGCATCAATGACTCCTGCTGCACTTGAGTCTTTGGCAGGTACTGCCGGATACGGAACAAGTGCTGCTGCTGGTGCGGGATCGGGTGCAGGTGCTTATGCAACTAATTTAGGTGCAACTGCCGCAGGTGCTGCTGGTGCAGGTGCAGGTGCTACACCTTGGTATCTCAATCCCAGCGTACTGCAAGGCGCTGCATCACTTGGTAGTGGTCTGATTGGTGCTGCTGGTGCCCGACAGGCAGCTAGTACATCTGCTGATGCGTCGGCTAATGCTTTGGCTTTGCAGAAGCAGATTTACGAACAGCAAACTGCACTGAATGCTCCCTATACTGGGGCTGGATTAACT